TACCTTCGGGTGCAATGTCACCCTCAACGATTTCGCAGGCGCGTGCCCCGTTGTAGAACACACACGAACTGCACACCAAACCTTCAGCGACGAACGGCGACTCTGCCATGTAGTGCGCACCGTCAGCACTTGAATCCTGTGTGTAGTAACCGAACAGGTCCACTACTTTTTCGTCGTTCTTGTATTGCATCACCTGGCGTGGTGTGAAACCGAGGTCGCCTAGTTCACCATCACGGGTTTCTAATTCGTTGAGGTCCATATTGTTTGTTTCCTTTTCGGATGTTTTGTTTTCTGAAATAATTGCTAGCGACCATGCGCGCCCTGCGTCGCCGCCCCACAACGCCCATGCGATACGGCCCGCAGATGGGAAACCTTCCTCGCCGGCACGGAAACCTTCGGCATCCTTATCAACCAGATGTCGTGCAAAATACGATGACATCCGTTTCACAGTGTCGAATGACAGATCGCCATTGATGATGTCCCTGGCACGAGCAACACCGACCGCCGTACCACCACGCCCGAATTCCTCGCGCCATTCCAAACCTTGTCGTGCCTCACTGCGCATCGCTGCTGTCGGCGTATAAGAATCAGCACGAATGTCACGCGACTGTTCACTGTATTCAGGTTCAGCGATATTCAACGCTGCCAACTGACGCAGTGCCGCTGACCTCGTTTTGTGGCATCCAACAACGTCACCACCATCCTTGACCACGGCATATCCATCGCAGTCAGCATTGTTGTTCTCAATATGCCACGGCATTACAACGGCGGCTCTGTGTCAATGCCCATCGGGGGCGGGTTATCACCAGGACCAGCCATAGGTGCACCAGGCAACGCCATCACAAATTCGTCGCCGCCTTCATATGGTTCGAGGTCCTCACTGGCACGACATTCGTTCGGCGTTCTAATACCAGTCATAACGGCCAACTGGTACGCCTTCAAACGGCTGAGTGTGTCGGCACGTAGGAACGCATCAACATCAAAACGCACAAAATCTGGTGGTGCTAACAAACTAGAGAACGCATCCTCAAGGCGACGCAACCACGGCATCAACGTATATGTCACGAAATGCTGGCCAGCCATCTCAGCATTGGCGTATGTTTGTGAGTCGCCCTTAGCGCCGATCAAGTATGACGGCACACGGAAAATGCGGGCGATCTGCAAAACCTGCTGCTCACGAGACGCGTTCAATTCCATGTCGGCAGCACTAGCGGTGACTGGCCGCCACTTCATGCCACCAGTGAGAACGGCAGGTCGGCGGCGACGGTTGTGCTGGTCAAACCAGGTCTCACGCAAAACCTTCGCCTGCTGCGCTGTCATCTCGTTATCGGTTTCTATAACACTCGATGGCGTACCGCCGTCAGCATAGAACTGTGCCATATGGCGTTCCATAGCCAACGCCAAACCGATTGTCGTTTTCTGTTCCTCAATAGGAGACAAACCGACCACGGCCTGCGGTGGCGCCCACCAGCGAATATGCAACATATTGTCAGCCGGAACAGGTTCACCAGCGACGGTGTAATTGCGAGTCTGCATGTTCAACGACACCACGTTCACATTCGTGGGTGCCAACGGTGTCAACGCAATCGGGGTGCCGTTCGCACTGCGGTCAACATAAATGTACGAATTCCCATGCAACGCCAAACTCGTGATCGTCTGATGGATCAACTCGTACGATGTCACAGTCGACGACGGATCAAGGAACAACGCTGGCACATCCATCGGCACATTGCGATCACCGATTCGACGAGTAGAACGCAACGGCAACGACGCAACACTGTCAGCAATCAAACCAACACAAGCCATCACTGCCGAGACCTGCAACGCAGTTGACTCATTGACAGGTTCACCTGACCAGTTCGTGACCGAACCGAATCCAGTATTTTGCAATGGGTAGAACTCGCGCCGTTCACGCCTCGAAATAATGCTCATCTAGAAACCAGCCATCCTGTCAAAATCAGACCAACACCAGCAACAACGATGCCAGCAGGAACAAACACCAAACCGATACCTATACAAACCAAAACGCCACCACAAATCTCCATCGCAGTTGTCAACATCTCACGCATATTCTGTACTCCACGGGTCAACAATACGAGGCAACGGTGCCACATTCTGACGGCGAGTTGCCGACCATGTGGCCAACGTTACTGCCATCAAAGGTGTGATGTCGGAACCATCACGACGCGCCCAACGCCACGAATCACCGACAGTTTGCCTAGTCGCTGCCAATGTTGCCACATCCAACCCCGCATGGCGGCGAATACTCAAACGACCATCAGCGAGATCATCAAAAAATGATGCGCACGCGTGCTGCACCTCAGTCGGTGGCAACTCAACAACACGAACACCAGCACGTTTCAAATCAGGAACCAGAGAACCAGCAGGGCCACGAGCATCAACAACAACCGAACAACCAGGCCACCTCGACAACACATCAGCGACACGATCAACAACCCACCCCACACTAGGGCGATGCTCAATCACCTCAGCAGTCGTCGGCGCCCCATCACCACACACCGCCAGGCACGCCGCCGACCTCTCAGGGTTCACATCCAAACCGAAAAACATTGAACCAGACGGTGCCACATCAACACGGTTCGCCACATCCCAAACCCCCGCAGGAATCACACGCTCACTCGCCACAGTCCACTGGTTACAGAACCCACGCCGGAACTCACCATCAGACATCGACGCCTTAGCATGACGCACCGTGTCCTCGCCGATTGTGAAACCGAGGGCGGGCATGTTGGCCCACCACACCTCAGGATCAGAAATATCATCATCAGGCCCGACGGCCCACTCAAAAAATGCGACACCACCACCCGTGTCAGCCATCACCGCACTACGCCCCGCATCAATCTTGCGACGCAGAAACACCGACGCATCAGTGCCCGCCGTTGACACATTCCAAACCTGCGCATCACGACGCGTCGCCATCGCAGGCGAAATTGCCGACTCACGACGAAAATCCGAATCAGCGAAACTCTCATCAATGATCGCCAGGTCCAAAGTACGACCGTGACCCGCCGACTCCGACGAACCAATCACATCGATACGGGAACCCGTCGCAAAAATGACGCCCTCATAGCCGACACCACGCAACACCTTGTCAATCAACCTGCCGACCACCGGCGACCGCTGCCAACCAGCGGCCACATCCTCGATCAATTTCTTTCGGGCCGCACTGCCATCCTGCGCCGAATACGCGATGCGTTGCGGTTGCGGCTGCCACAACGTCGCCCTATGCGCCATCACACCAGCAGTCAGCGACGACTTCCCGTTCTGGCGCATCAGCGTGCAGATCACCTCACGGTATGCCGGCAACCCCGTCTCAGGGTTTACCTCCAGCCCTACGTCGAGCACCATCTGTTGCCACGGCATCGGTGGCGTTCCGCACTGCGCCATCAGTCGCCCGACTTCGGGGCCGAGGGTTACGCGGTTTGGGCGGCGGGGTGTCGCGTACTTCGGGGCCGCCTCTGAGCGCCTCGATGAGTTTTTCAATTTCGTTGCCTTGCTCATTCGTTCCTCCAACATTGCGCAACTCCACCAGGGAACTGCGATACTCGCGCCACAGTGACGCATTATCTGGCGCCATGTCAACGGCCAACGCCAACGCCACAACCGTTTCAACCAACGCCTCATCAACCGGCTCGACACGGCCCAATGCACGCAGTGCACCGATCATCACTTGTGCTGCGCTGCTGTTGCTCATGTCTTGCCTTTCAGTGAACCTGAACCGTTCTGGTTCGTATCTAAATGAACTCCACAGGTTTCGGGGACAACCCCCGACTACGAAAAAACTACCACCCCCGCGAGGGGGGTGCCGCATCCCGCCCTCGCCGCGCCAGGTCGGCGAGTCGGGCGCGTTGCGTGTTCGCCCTGGCGACGTTGCACTGTTTGCACGATGCGCGCAGGTTGGTTGGATCGAGTCGTGGACCGCCGTCTCGTAGCGCAACGATGTGATCGACTTCTGTGGCGATGGTTGTGCAGTTGGTTGCGCCGATGGTGCAGGTGTGGTTGTCTCGTTCGAGTATTTGTGCGCGTATCTTGCGCCATCGTGAGTCGTATGGTGT